CCCCTGTCCATTCTTCTGATGCTGTTGAACAAATGGCTATCAATATGGTTAGAGAAGCTGCGTCAAACACGGTTAAAGGAGCAGGTGATGGGACCACTACTGCTACAGTTATAGCTAGTGAACTTATCAGACAAGGAATGAAATTGGTAGAAGCAGGACACTCTCCTATCGAAATTATTCGTTCGCTCAACACTTTAAAAGATAGAGTGCTGTTTGATCTAGACCAGAACGCTACTGACATCGAAGATGATCAGGTTAAACATATCGCTACCATATCTGCAAATAATGATGAAGAAATTGGATCGCTTATTGCAGAGGCTATTGAAGCCGTAGGAAAATATGGAATAATCACAGTAGAGGAGTCCGACTCGATTCATACCGACATTAACGTAACAGAAGGTATGCAATTCGATAGAGGCTACCTCTCTTCAAGTTTTGTTACAGATCCTAGCACATTAATGTGCGAACTCAAGAATCCCTTGATTCTGATCTATAACAAGAAAATAACACAAGTAAAGGAGATCACTCCTGCACTTGCAATCGCAGCTAAAAATGAACGACCCCTTCTCATTATATGTGATGGCATGGAGCATAACGCTCTGTCTACCGTTATTGTCAATTCTGACAGAGGCGTGGTACAGTCCTGTGTAGTACAAGCACCCGCATATGGTGAAATTAGAAAAGAACATCTTACAGATATCGCAACACTCACAGGAGGTAAGTTCATAAATACAGATGAGGCAATGAACGTAGCCAATGTAGATCTCCAGATCCTAGGCTCTTGTTCAGCAGTAAAAGTAGGACCGAATGAAACACTTATCCTCGAAGGAGATGGAGATGCTGATGCAATCGCATATCGCGTGGCGTCCTTACGTAAACTCATTGAACTGGAGCAAAGCCCATATGAGCAAAAGAAGCTCAAAGAGCGTCTTGGCAAACTTGATGGTGGAGCGGCAGTTATACGTGTTGGAGCGTCTTCAAATGTTGAACTTAAGGAGAAGCGTGATCGTATTGATGACGCACTTGGTGCAGCAAAAGCGGCTATATCTGAAGGAGTTATTGCAGGAGGAGGACTTGAAGCTTGGAATCTCGGAGAATCATATTCAGATCCGAATGATTATGGAGCTATACTCATGGAAGCGGCTCTTAAGAGACCCTTTCGACTCATTCTTGAGAATGCAGGACTCGATCCCTACCAAGTACTTTCTAAACGACCGAAGCAAACCGATGTTTATAACGCATTGCGAAACGTATGGGTAGACCCTATGAAAGATGGATTGCTCGATCCTAAGAAAGTATTGCGCTTAGCAATTCAAAATGCAGTATCAGTGGCGTCAATGATTTTGACGACCGAATGTTTAATTTATAGTGATGAGAGACCCGAATTACAACAGGCACGGGAACTATGATCCTAAAGTTGCAAGAGTATGGGATGACTATGAAACGTCCCATCTACCTTATGTAGATCTCATAGACAAATCGATTTATGGCGAACTAACTAACGTTGGAACGCGAAATCCTGTTCAAAATCTTGAATGGGATTTTCTCTATTTTGAAGATACTAGTGTCTTTTCACCAGCAGCTAACTACTTTACAAAAGTAAAAGAAGAAACTGGCACAGGGGAATATTGCCCCTATCTTGAAGGAACTGTTAACTATGTTAAGTGGTGGAAAGAAGAATGGAGAAGATGTGTAGAAGGATATGAGGTTGGAGGAGTATGGATTCCAGGTGAATTCTATTTCTATCTCAACTATTGTATCATTACGAGAGTAATAAATGAAGAATCAGGAGAAGTTGGGGAATTCTTTCCTCGCTTTCTAACAATGGACTTCTACTGGTTTCTCGAGTTAGATGCCTGTGAAAATCCAGATAAAGCGATAAATAAGCAACACCTTGCTATGGCGAAGTCTCGTCGTCTTGGTTTCTCATTTAAGCAAGCAGCTGGATGTTCTCACAAGTTCTTTTTCTTTAGAGAATCAACTTGTATCATTGGCTCTGAGTACGGAGAGAAAAGCCGAAATACATTCGAAATGGCACTGACTATTATAGACTTTGTCAACGAGCATACAGAGTTCCGAACACCTCTTGGAACCAGAAAAGTATCAGATAACGGATGTATTGTAGTAGCTGGAGCCAAAGTAAAGGTACGAGGAAAAGAGTTCTTTAGAGGTAGAAAATCAAGAATCATTACCGTTTCGTTCCACAATAAACCCGACGCAGCAGCCGGTTATGGAGCTGTCAGAGTTATATTTGAGGAGAGCGGTATGATAAAACAGTTCACTAATGCGTGGGCATTTACGGAACCAACACTACGTTCCGGGGCCATCAAGAAAGGAGTATGTATTGCTTTCGGTACTGGTGGTGATATGGATGGAGCAACACGAGATTTTGCCGAAGCCATGCTAGCTCCACAAGCTAGTGAATTCAAAGTGTACGAAAATATTTATGAGTACACTCCTCAGCTAGGGAGTTCCGGACTATTCTTCGACGCCTTATGGTTTAGAGAGGGTTCAGAGGTTACCCTAAAAGATGGATCTACTCATGTAGGACTAGACAAACAAGGAAATGCCATCCGCTGGGTTGCCGAACTTTCGTTAAATGCAAAGCGAATTAGGCTGAAGGATGCTACTAAAAAGGCTAAAGCTACCTTTCTTACTCAGAACTGTAAGACTTTATCTGAAGCATTCTTGATCTTAGATGGAGCTGTATTTCCAACTGAAGAAGTATCAGACAGGATTAATGTTCTAAGAAACCAAACAGCTACCTATAAACCTTACGTTTATGGTAACTTAGTAGAAACAGAAGTGGGTGTTAATTTTAAACCCGATTTAGAATCAAAACTGCTGCCGATGAACTACTTTCCTCTAGAGGGAAATGAGTCAATGGAAGAATTAAAAGGGTGTGTAGTGCAATACTACGCTCCGCAGACAGTAGATGGGCAAGTACCAGATGATGCCTATATTATAGGACATGACCCATATGCAGTAGAGGGGTCGGTACATATTACATCGGGAACATCCCTTGGTGTAGCCTATGTAATGAGAACGAATAAGTATATAAAAGAGCTAGGATTACCCGGTGTGATTGTAGCCAGTTATATAGGAAGAGAACAAAGATCTGATGATTACAATTATAATCTTTACAAGTTAGCTAAATACTATAATGCAAAGATTATGTTTGAGAACAACCGAGGGCAGGTGAAGCAGTACTTTCAGCATAAGCGATCGCTACACATGCTTTGTCAGCCTCCCGGGCATGTTATTGACAAACACATTTCAAAATCCACATCAACCACAAGAAAATTTGGATACACAACTGTCAATAAACAATTTAAGGAAGAATTGATAAGATATGTTATCGACTGGCTGCTATCCCCAGCTCTAGAAGGCGAAGGGAAACGACTACTAGATACCATATTAGACGAAGCTTTATTACAGGAGATGCTTCGATTTAATTTCGAACACGGAAACTATGACCGAATCATGGCTCTTATTGGATGTATATTATATCTAGAAAACCACAAAATTGAAAAGACTGTCGCACCCAAGCCAAAACCACTAAGCTTCTTATCAAACAATCCTTATCTATTTGATATAGAAAAATTAAATCATGCAAACAGACATTTTAAAACACAAAATATCTCAACGCAAAAAGCTCGCCAACGACGCCAAATGGGGTCGTCAGTACATGGACCACATCTCCCCGGTATATTTGGGGAATTCTAGCCGGTGGGAAAGGAACAAACGGTTAGTCTCTGACTACAAGCTTTACAACAATGAGATAGATCAGGATGATTTTGTTAGATGGTGTCAGCCTTACGGAATTGACGTAGGTCAGTACCAAGAGGAGGTAATGCCTTTTAACAAGATTCCTAACAAAGCCAATATTCTTATTGGTGAAGAGATTATTCGCGGAGAATCCTACAAACCACTCTTGATATCTCAGAAGGATATTATAGAGAAGACTGATGAAATGAGAAAACTTACTAAAGAGTATGTAGACTCTGAGATAATGAAAGCTATGGAGAAAGCTCGAATGATGATGGGAGAAATTAGTGAAGAAGAATATCAAGAACTAGAAGAAAGCTATCGTACACAATATACACCTGAAGATCTCAATCATAATGAATTCCTTACTCAAAAAGAGATCTTTGCTTCTAAAGTTCTAGAGTACGCTAAATATGATCAGAAGATCAAGGCTCAGAAGAACTTAGGATTTAAACACACTATTATATCTGATATGGAGTGTGTATGGGTAGGTATCGACAGAGGTAAGCCAATGATTAAAGTTGTCAACCCTCTAAACCTATTCTTTCAAAAAGGTCCAGAAGTGGAGTATATTCAAGATGGAGATTTTGCAGGAGAGAGACTGTTAATGACTAGATTTGACGTACTAGATAAGTATGGAGATCGCATGTCAAAAGAAGATAGGGATAAGTTTGAGCGTCCGTTCTATACTAGAGAAGGCGGCTCACTAACTAAGGCAATTGATCCACAGTTTGAAAAGACATTAGATTACCTTACTCCTAGAGCATTTGCATCAGCAGAGAAACTAGATGATGAAGGCATTGGACAATACGCTTCTGATTTCTCATTCAAGACAACTCTTGATCTTGTAGAGGTTATGCACGTAGAATGGAAAACTCAGAGAAGAGTATTCTTTTTGACTCGATATAATGACTTCGGAGACGCTGATGTTAAGATCGTAGATGAGCAATTTCCAATTCCTTCAGAAGCTACTAAAGTGAAAATGACCAACAAGTTTGGAGTAGACACTATCAGATATGAATGGATGGATCCGCTTACACAGACCCCAGTCTTCGCAGAAGAAGTATGGATTCCACGTATCTGGGAGGGAACTAGAATTGAAGGAGATATCTATCTTGATGTAAGAGAAAAACCTAACCAGCCAATATCTATAGACGATCCTTATCGTTGCGCGAAACTAGGTTATGTGGGTAGAGTTTATACGTCTACTAATGCTAAATCTATTTCTTTGTTATCTAGAATGCGACCATTTCAGATGATGTACTTTGTCGCAATGCACCAGCTAAGCAAACTACTATCACAAAATCAAGGTAAGCAGCTTATTATTGACCAAGCCCAGACACCCAATTTTGATGACGCTTTTGGTAGAAGCGATACAATGATGCAGCTATTTTACCAGTCAAAGGGTTTGATATTCATTAACTCTATGAGCAATAGTCAAGGAGGAGCAATGCCTTCTAATAGAGGTGCTGCTGTAGACGCAGTAGATATGTCGACGACAGCTGACATTCTAAATCTTACTGCTCTGTGTGATTGGTTAGATGAGCAAATCGGACAGTCCGCAGGAATATCAAAAGAGCGCGAAGGCCAGATCCAAAAATACACTAACGCTACTGATAATCAGCAGGCGATAGCCCAATCTTCATACATTACAGAAGTATACTTTAATCTTCATAATGAGCTGTGGGCGCATGTGATGAATCAATACCTTTCGGTATTTACTACGTGGGCTAAGAACTGGTTTTT